GATTGACTCAGCCTTAGCTGATTCAACTAATCTGGTCTTTACGCCCGGCGTATGCTTAGATGCCAAATCCTCACTGGGATCTAAGCTATTGGCGATCCAAAAGGAGTGGCCTGAATTCTTCATGTCCCCGTTCGGGATTCCTCTCTCAGGGGGTTTTCCCTCTGTAGAAAAGGAGACCTGGGGGAATGGTGAAGAAGTGAGGCTTGTCAAAGTGGCAGCAGTCCCTAAAGACTATAAGTCTGCAAGGATAATCGCCCCTGAGACTACTGTGCGGCAAGGTAGAGCGGGTGTCATCGCTGACATCATCTCTCATCATCTGCCTCACAGGATTCCCCTTGAGGATCAAACCGTTAATGGGAATCTTGCAAAGCAAGGATCCATAGACGGTCTCACCGCAACGATCGATCTTTCAGCGGCTTCCGATAGCATAAGCAAATCGGTGTTCTGGGAGATCTTCCCCTATTCATTTGCAAGTCGTGTGTACCCGTATCTGGGCACGCATTACGAATGCAATGGAAAGGTGCGCCTCATGCATATGATGGCGACATCTGGGAATGCGCTGACCTTCATCCTTGAGTCATTAGTCTTTGCAGCTATTGATCTAGCGGCGGAGAAAGTGGCTCGCGCGTACGGGGCTGAGCTCCCGCCCGCGTCACAGACCATTCCGTCTGTGTATGGGGATGATCAGGTTGTGTGGTCGCAATGCTACGAAACCACGCGTGACTTCCTTGAGGCGTTAGGCTTCGTTGTAAACGAGGCCAAGTCTTACTGGGAGGGAGATTATCGTGAATCTTGTGGCGAAGAATGGAAAGGCGGTATTAACTGCCGATCCGTTTATTTCCCCCGCTTCCCTATTATTGGAAGCATTACAGGGAAAGCCCTTAAGACACAGATCTCCATGGAGTGGAGGAGAGATTCAAGGAACAATGTTCTTGTGGACTCTCTGACTTCCCTTGTGGCACTGCAGCATAGGCTGTATTATGAGTGCTACGAGTCTGCGCGGTTCATTTCCGAAGTAATTCGGGATGCCTTTCCGAAGATGACACAGTCGTCTCCCGGGGAGGAAACGCCTGACTGTTGG